GGCTGATCTCGTGGCCCAGACCTACCTCCTGGTCGGCTTTCGGAACGTACAGCCGGGAGAGCTCCTCCCCACGGAGGACACCGAACAGGCGGAAGCCTGGGTCGCAAGCGGAGCCGCCGCCTGGTGCGAGGATCCCCCCGCCACCTACAAAGCGGCTCCAGCAGCGGCCACGGCCGGAATGCCCGGCCTGGCCATCGGCGGCGAAACAGACGGAAACGACCTGGTCGGAAGGATCCCCTTCAACCCCGCCCGGAACGGAGGACCGCACAGATGACATTCATGGAAGCACTCGAACAGGACCTGCAGGACACCTTCTTCAACCTGGACGAATTCGGAGCCACCCACACCGTGGACGGCACGAGCATGACCGCCATCGTGGATGAGATGGAGAACATCGAACGGGAGAAAAAGATGAAGTCCAACATGGACGGCATCCACGCCCGGCAAATAATCCTCTACGTCAAGGCTTCGGCCTTCGGACCCCTCCCGGCCCAGGGCCGCATCATCACCCTGGATTCCCGGAAGTACACCACCCTGGAAGCCGTGGATGAGGGCGGCGTCTATTCGATAACCCTGGAGGCGAACAGATCCAGATGATCCGCGTCGAAGTCGAAAAAGACAGCCTGGAGAGGGTCCAGAAAAAGCTGGGCACCATGAAAGCCAAATCCCGCCCCGTGATCCGGAGCGCCGTGAACACCACGGCCACGCAAGCCCGGCAAATGCTCCTGGCGGACGCTCAAAGCCGATATGCCGTCAAACGGTCCGGTTTCAATAAGAGCGCCACCATTACCAGGGCAACGGTCGCCAATCTCACAGCGACCATCAAATCCACCGGAAGCCCCATCGCCGTGACAAAGTTTAAATACTCCGCTCCAAAGAGCGGCGGCAAGGCGGCGGTCCTGGCCGGATCCGGACTAAAGCAGCTGGTGAACGGAGCCGGAAACAAGGCTTTCAAAACCGGAGGGAACCTCTTCCAGCGGAAGGGAAGCGAACGCTTCCCGATCCGCGCCGCCATAGGCCCATCTTCCCCCAAGATGCTGGAAAAGGTCTATGAGGGCGGCTCCGGAGCCCGGGGCCTCAAGAAAGAGATCAACCTGATGCTCCAGGCGAACATCGAAAAGAAGATCGCGGAGGTGGTCAACGGATGACCGCAAGACAACTGCAGCAGGATCTGATCGCCGACCTGACGGAGGCTTTCAAAGGCAAGCTCTACCGGACCCCGAGCGGCACCGACGAACCGGTCACCATCGCCGAACAGAACCTCCCCAAGAGGGAAAGCGAGGATGACGATGACCCATTCTCCTACATCATCGTGCGGCTGAGCGAGGGGCAGATCGCGTCCCAGGTTGACGCTTACGAGGTAGACACCATCCTGCTCCTCGGAGCCTACGATGACAGCACGGAGAACAACGGACACCGGATCATCCTGGAGATGATCGAAAAGATCCAAGAGCGCTATGAGGGGACCCCGCGCCTGGCCGGAAAATACGTGCTAAAGGACCCGGTCGCCTGGGCGCTCCAGGATGAGGAAAGCTGGCCTTACTTTTTCGGAGCCATGAACCTGACCTGGCAGGTGACCGCCCCCAGGCGGAAAGGAAGTATTTTCACATGAAAGTCGTTTATGTAGGACCCACCATCCCCGGCGTGGCCACCCGGAACACCACCTATGAGGAGATCCCGGACAGCATCCAAGAGGCGGCGGTTTCCGCGCCGTACCTGATCTCTTTGTGCGTTCCCATTTCCGGCCTGGCCGACGCACTCAAACAGATCGCCAACAAGACCGGCGCGATCTACGCATTTTATAAAAAAGCGCTGACCTACAGCGCATAAACGAAAGGAGATAACATCATGCCTTATCAGCATGGCGTGCGCGTGCTCGAACAGGACACCAGCCTTTCCGCGCCCATCCTCGGAACCGCTGGCCTCCAGGTAATCTTCGGCACCGCCCCGATCAACCTGGCGGCTGACCCTTCGGCCGCCGTCAACAAACCGGTCATCGCCTACACCTGGGCGGAGGCCGTGGCCCAGCTCGGATATTCCGACGATTGGGACAGCTACACCCTCTGTCAGGCCATGTATGCCAACTTCAAGGCATTTGGAGTGGCCCCGGTCATTTTCGTGAACGTCCTGGACCCCAGCAAGGCGGACCACAAGACCGATGTGGAAACGGCCGTATCCGTATCCATCAGCAAGCTGCAGGGCACCCTCGAGGTGAAGGGCATCCTCAAATCCACCGTCGTGGTCAAGAGCGGGAACACCCCCCTGGTCCTCGGCACCGACTACACCCTGGACTTTGACGATGACGGCAACCTGGTGATCACCCTGACCTCCACCGGAGCCGCCGCTTCCGCTACCAGCGTGAGCGTGGCCTCCTACACTAAGCTGAACCCCGCTGGCGTGGACGCGGATGACATCATCGGCGCGACCAGCGCGGCCGGAGCCGAAACCGGCCTGGAGGTCCTGCGCCAGGTATTCCCGAAATTCGGCATGACCCCCGGCCTGATCCTGGCCCCCGGCTGGTCCCAGATCGCCGACGTGGCCGCCGTGATCGCTGCCAAGTGCGAGGAGATCAACGGTTACTTCCGGGCGGAAGCGTTTGTGGACATCAACAGCGCCACGGGCGGCTGCACCGTCTACACCAACGTCAAGACCGCGAAGGAAAGCGCCGGGATCAGCTCCAAACACGTCATGGCGTGCTGGCCCTGTGCAAAGATCGGTGACAAGGTTTTCTGGCTGAGCGCCCTGATGGGTGCCCTGACCGCCTACACCGACGCGAACAACGATGACGTGCCCAGCCTCAGCCCCTCCAATAAGGCCCTGCCGATCACCGGCACCTGCCTCAAGGACGGCACGGAGGTCAACCTGGATCAGGTCCAGGGCAACGTGGTCAACGGCTACGGCGTGACCACCGCCATCAACGTGAACGGCTGGCGCAGCTGGGGCAATAACTCCGCCGCCTACCCCGGGACCACCGATCCCAAGGATCGCTGGTTTGCAGTCCGCCGCTTCTTCAGCTGGCAGGCCAACACCTTCATCCTTTCCTATTTCGAGAACGTGGACGATCCCGGCGACTACCGCCTGATCGAAAGCGTCGTGGACGCGGAGAACATCCGTGGCAATTCCCTGGTCGCGGAGGGCAAGTGCGCCGCCATGTCCATCGAATACCTGGAATCCGAGAACACGGCGGAGGACATCCTCGACGGAACCGTGAAGTTCCACCAGCACCTCGCGCCCTACATCCCGGCCGAGGACATCGTCAACACCCTGGAGTTCGACCCCGACGCGCTCCTGGCATCCCTTACCGGAGGTGAATCCTGATGGCTATCACTGGCATTCCCGAAGTCATCCATGACTTCAATATGTACCTTTCCGGCAAAAAGCTGCTCGGAATCACCGGCGAGGTCGCCCTCCCGGAGTTCGAGGCCGAAACGGCCGAGGTGAGCGGGGCCGGGATCCTCGGCACCTACGAATCCCCCATGATTGGCCGTTACGGCAGCATGGAGCAGGAGATCCCCTTCCGGGTGATCAATGAATCTTATTTCAAGATGATCAACCCGTCCGCCCCCCTGGACCTGACTCTGCGCGGTGCCATCCAGTACACCAAGACCGCCAACGGCGCGGTGGACTACATGGGCATGCGCGTGGTCATGCGCGGCAAGTGCAAAAAGATCACGCCGGGCACCGTGAAGAACGGCACCATGGAAAGCGCCATCACCCTGGAGCTGACCTATATCAAGATCGAGATGGACGGCAAGGTCCGCCTGGAGCTCGACAAGATCAACCCGAAATTCAAGGTCAACAACGTGGATCTGCTGGCCAAGATTCGGAAGTACACCTGATTTATAGGAGGATATCACAATGGCAGAGATCACTGAGATGAAGGAAGCCAAAGCCCAGACTGATCCCATCCCCGTGCCGGTTCCGGAGAGCGATGAGTTCATCGTGGAGCTTTCCAAGACCTACAACTTCGAGGGAGAAAAAATCAACCGCATCGACCTCTCCGGCCTCCAGGACATGACCGTGAACGACATGATCCAGGTGAACAAGAGGCTCAACGCCTCGGGCAGCGTTTCCATCCTGCCGGAGAATGACCTCAACTTCGCCATCCACATGGCCGCCAGGGCCTCGGAGATTCCTATCGAATTCTTCCTGGGTCTGGCACCCCGGGACGGCGTCCGGGTCAAGGCAAAGGTGACCTCGGTTTTTTTCGCCTCGGACTAAGGCGCGAGGACATAGGCAAGCTCCGGAAGCTATGCCTGACCCTATCCATCAACCTGCGGACGGGCCTGGATTATTTTCTGGGCCTGTCCGTGCCGGAGCTTTTTGAGTTTTGTAAGGACATGAAAGAGGTGACCAAGGCCAATGGCAAGCGAATACCAGCTCCTCGTAAAAATCGCCGGGCAGCTAGATAGCAGCTTCAGCGGAGCGATCAGCCAGGCTTCCTCCGCGATCAGTGCCCTCGGAGGGCTCGGAACCATAGCCGGGGCCAGCGTAAAGGTCGCCGGAGATGCCCTCCTCGGCATCGCGGCCGGAACGGTCGCGGTCGGCGCTGCCAGCGTAAAGGCCGGGGCGGAGTTCGACAGCGCCATGTCCCAGGTCGCCGCCACCATGGGCACCACCATGGCGGGAATGCAAGAGGAGGTCGGCACCGTAGACCTGGCCTGGGGTGAGTTCACCGGGAACCTCCGGGACTACGCCCTGGAGATGGGCAAGCACACGGCCTTCTCCGCCACACAGAGCGCGGAGGCGCTCAATTACATGGCCCTGGCCGGTTACGATGCCCAGACCTCCATGGAGATGCTGCCGAACGTACTAGGCATTCCTGAGGGCCGCCGTCGTAAAGGCTTCAATGCGGGAAATATCAAAGCTGTACAGGAATTCCTTGAATTTCTTCAGCACGCGCACCGCCTGGGCGATGCCTTCCTCACGGTCGGCGGCCTGGCCCAGGAATTGAACGGCGGCATGATAACCCTCTCGGACGGGACCACCGCCTCGGTCGACGGCGTACAAGAGCTGGAGATCGCCCTCACCGCCATGGCCAACGCTGGCATCAAGGGCAACGAAGCAGGAACCCACATGCGGAACATGCTGCTCAAGCTATCCAGCCCCACGGCGGACGGAGCCGCAGCCCTGGAGGCCCTCGGCGTTTCCGTATTTGATACCGAGGGCAACATGCGGTCCCTTTCCGGGATATTCGGCGACCTGCAGACCAGCATGGAGGGCCTCACCCAAGAGGAAAAGCTCCAGGCGATCAGCGATATATTCAACACCCGAGACGTGGCCACGGCGGAAGCGCTGCTGGCGGCGGTCGGGGAAGATTGGGATGCCATAGGCGAATCCATCCTGGACGCGGAAGGGGCCGCCCAGCTCATGGCCGACGTGCAGCTGGACAACCTCGCCGGAGATATGACCTTGTTCAAATCCGCCATGGAGGGCGTCGGGATTGCGATCAGCGATATGCTGACCCCGTCCCTGCGGGACCTTGTCCAATTCGGCACCGAACAGATGGGCATCCTCTCCGACGCGATAGAAACGGGCGGATTCACCGGCCTGGCCTCGGCGGTCGGCACGGTCCTGGCCAACACCCTGGTGGAGCTTTCCGACTACGCCGGAGAGGCCCTGGACATCGTATTCACGGTCGCGGACGGCCTGATCAACGGTCTCCTGGACCAGGGCCCGGAGCTAACCTCCTCCCTCGCGGAGCTGATCGGTGAATTCATCGGCGGCTTTGCGGAATACTACAGCCTCTTCTGGACGGCCGGAGCGGAGCTTTTCGGGCAGCTGCTCCAGGGCCTGGCCAGCGAAATGCCCGGCATCACGGAACGAGTGACCGGAGCCATCCAGGATCTCTCGGACGGCCTTCTGGCCCAGGTTCCCACCATCATGGCAGCGGCGGCCGATCTGGCCAACGGCATCATGGACGGCCTCGGGCAAGCGCTCCCGATGGTAATCCAGCTCCTGGCGGACCTGGCGCTTTCCATGGCGGAGGGCCTCGCAGCCGCAGCCCCGGACCTGGCCGCAAACGCCGTGGAGCTGGTCCTCCAGGTGGCAGCCGGAATAACCTCCGCGCTGCCTACCGCCATATCCGCAGCCCTCACCATTTCGGAAGCCATCCAGGGAGCGCTCCTCGGTGCCGTAGATTTCCTTTTCACGGACGGCATCGAAATGATCCTAAGCATGGTAAACGGTCTGCTGGCCGCGCTGCCTAGTTTGATAACCCAGGCCAGAACCATTTTGACCTCGTTCCTGAGCGCCCTGACCGCCGAAATCCCCACCATCGTGAGCGGCGGCCTGGAGCTGATAAACGGCCTCATTACCGGAGTAACAGAGAACCTCCCCGCCATATTGGAGGCGGCCACCTCCGTGGCCACGGAGCTGCTGGCCGGTTTGATCGCCGCGCTGCCCCTCCTGATCCAGGGCGGAATGGACCTAATCACCGGCGTGGTCCAGGGCATCGTTCAGAACCTGCCCCTCATTTTGGCAGCCGGGATCCAGCTGATCATCAACCTGCTGCAGGGCATAATCGAAAACCTACCGGCCCTCATAACCGCCGCATATACCATCGTTTCCTCCATCGTATCCGGCATCGCGGAGATGCTACCCCAGCTGCTGATCACCGGATCCCTGCTCCTAACCCAGCTTGTAATGGGCATCGGGCAGATGCTGCCCATGCTGCTCCAGGCCGGAGTGGAAATGATAATCGGTGTAATAACCGGCATAACCAGCAACCTGGGCACGATCCTAACCAGCGGCATCCAGATCCTGATCACGCTGGCCCAGGGCCTGGTGAGCGCTATCCCCGTGTTGATTGCCCAGATCCCCGCCCTGATCGCCGGGATCGTAGAGGGCCTGTTTTCCATCGACTGGGGACAGGTCGGTGCAGACCTTGTCAACGCCATAGGCCAGGGCTTCATTTCCGCCTTCCAGGGCCTCGCCGATCTGGCATCCCAGGGATGGGACTGGCTCAAGGGCATCTTCACCGGAGGCGGTGAGGAAGCCGCTGCCGGAGCCGCTCTCGGCATCGAAACCGGAACCCCAGAGATCGCCGCCGCAGCCGAAAACGCATCGGCCACCGCAACCGAAGGATTCCAGCTGAGCACCGACATCCTCGGAACCTACGGCCTGGAGGGCGCTCAGGCATTGACAGACGGCATCATGAGCTCCACAGGGCTCATCGACACCGCCGCCTGGACGGCCGGAAACAGCGCCACCCTGAGCATGGGAGAGGGCCTGGACCTCGGATCCCTGGAGGGCTACGGTCTGGATGCCAGCCTGACCCTGACAACCGGGATCACGGACGGCATGACCGCAAACATGCCAACCCTGAGCACATCG